CTTGAAAGGTCAACAAACAACAATATTGAGCATCAAGGGATGGAGTTCGTAACCTATACCTTACTTCCATGGGCCAACAGATGGGAAGAAGAATTACAGCGTAAGATAATCCGTACCGATAAACAGGATGATGAATACTTTGAACACGATTTTGGTGGATTACTAAGGGCTGATGCCAAATCAAGGGCTGAATATTACAAAGGTTTATTTGGAATCGGATCTATTAATCCTGCAATAATTGCACAATTAGAAAACCTTCCGAAGCCACCAAACGGTGATACCTATTACATCCAAGGTGCTTTTGTGCCTGATGATCAAATTGAAACATTTTATAAAGCAAAGGGTGATGGAGCAAAATAAGATAACTGTTGGTGATATTGAACGTAGAACAATTGCCATTACTGCTGAATTAAGGGCTGCCGAAGATGGTAATGAAAGCAGAATGATTCACATAAGAAGTGCAGTGTTCAATACTGAAACACAAATAGGTGATTGGTTCAGGGAAAAGATTGATTCAGCATTCTTTGATGATGTCCTTGCTGATCCAAACAATGATACAGTTGCTTTATTCAACCATAATTCCGATAAGATATTAGGCAGAGCAAGTTCAAAAACATTACGGCTTTGGAAAGAAGAAGATGCGCTGCATGGTGAATTTGAAAGTCCTAATACTACTGCCGGCAATGATTTGATTGAATCCATAAAGAGAAAAGATATTACAGGCTGCTCCTTTGCCTTCAGAGTAGCAGAAGAAGAATGGATTTTTGATGATCAAAATCCAGCCAATGATTTGCGTATCCTTAAGAAGTGCGCTGAATTGGTTGATGTTGGACCTGTTACATTTCCCGCTTATAAGGAAACATCAGTGGAAGTCAAAAGAACACGGCCAGTAAAGAACGAAAGAAAGAGTTCATGGAAAAGGAATGCACTGGACCGTGAATCAGAATTAAGAAAATTATTAATTCCACAAGCAAATAAGTAAAACAATTTTAAAAATTAAAACAATGAAAAGATTTCGGGTAATTATGAAAGTATGCCTTGCACTGCTTGTTTTTGCAGTTGCTGTTCCGGCTTTGATGGATTTCTTTGATGCCAACACAATTGAGGCAATCAGTTTCGCAACAATGGCAGCTTTACCGGTTGCCGGGAAACTTGAAACATCACTTCAGATTCAAGAGAGAAGGGGTGATGTACATGAATATTTGGAAGCCATGAATCAGAAACTTAAAGATGAGAAAAGGGATGATTTTACGGCTGAAGAACAAGTTGACTACGATAACGCAACAGCAGAGTTCCGTAAATTGGGGGAACGGCTTAAAAAGGTTCAGGCAGATGAACAGCGAATAGCTGAAATGGCCGGTAGCAACTTCCGTAAGAAATCCAATGAAGATCCTGAAACAAGGGAAATAAAGAAATATTCCTTGCTCCGGGCTATTGGGCTTAAAGCAGAAGGCCGTTCATTGGATGGACTTGAACTGGAAATGCACCAGGAAGCCGAAAAGGAAGCAAGGGCTTCAGGGCAATCAATTACCGGAATCGGGGTGCCTAACTTATACTTTGAGAAACGTGCTCAATCAGCAACTGGTCAGACCACCAATCCACTGGATCAGGGCGGTATGCTTGTGCCTGTTGAAAAAGAAGGACTGATCATGGCATTGAGGCCAATGCTTGTTACTGCCGGATTAGGCGCTAAAACAATAGGTGGCATGGTTGGCAATGTTGATATGGTACGTGGTACTTCAACAACCGTTGCATGGGAAACTGAAAACGGTGATGCCAATGAAGCTGCTTCAATCACCAGCAAGGTAACATTATCACCAAAGCGTTTGGCTGCATTCATGCCTATCAGTAAACAATTACTCATTCAAACTTCAGGCAGTGTTCAAACACAGCTTATGAATGATTTACTTGCTGCCATAGCACAAGAAGTTGAGAGGGTTGCCATCAATGGTGGTGGATCTTCAGAGCCTTCAGGAATTTTAGCAACAACCGGAATAGGTGATGTACCTGGTGGTGTTGCCGGTGCTGCTCCAACGTGGGCACACATTTCAGCATTGGAATCAAAGATTGAACTTGCAAATGCCATGCGTAATGGAGTTGCATACCTTACCAATCCAAAAGTAAAGAACAAATTACGCAATACAGCACTTGATGCTGGTAGTGGTTTGTTCGTATGGAGGCAGGGTGAAAAGGACCTTAACGGTTATCCTTGCGGAATTTCCAACCTTGTACCATCCACATTGGAAAAAGGCGCTTCAGGTGCTGTTTGTTCAGCCATCATCTTTGGTGATTTCAGCCAACTTGAAGTGTATTCATGGGGTGGACTTGATATTACCGTTGATCCTTACACACTTGCTGGTAAGAATCAGATTAAACTTACCGTAAACTCCCTTTGGGATGTATTTGTACGTCAACCTGCTGCATTTGCTGCAATGCTTGATGCCTTAACAGCATAACCTTGCCGGGTTAAATCCGAATTGGCCCAGGGAGTTTTAAAGGTTTCTCCCTGGTGCCTTTTCCTAAAAAAGACGCACATGAAAATAAAATTCACAAAGATAGCCGTACCCATTGGATATGCGTATGGTGCAGATACAGAGCTTGAATGTAATTCAGCCACAGGCAAAGAGTTCATTGAATTAGGATATGCCATAGAACTTGAATCAAACAGTTCAAATTTGCCGGAAGATCTTCCAGCACGTGATGTACTGATTGATGCAGGAATTGAATCCATGGAAGCATTGAAAGAAATTGCCACTCCTGAAGGCTTAATTGCTATCAAGGGAATTGGAAAGAAGCTTGCAGAATCAATTATCAACTACTTAGCTGAATAACAATGAAGCGGACAATTACCGGAGCTGAACCTGTAACGCTGAATGAGGCAAGGGACCACATCCAAGGGCTTGAAGGGATCACCGTGGATGATGCACTCATTTCAAGCCTCATCAGTGTTGCTCGTGAACAGGCAGAGATGTTTACATGGCGGAGTATCAGGACATCAACCTATGAGTTGAGATTGACCAATATTCCTGCTTCCGTAAAGCTGCCTAATCCACCGGTAATTGCAATCACTTCCGTTAAGTACAACAATGAAGCCGGTACTGAAATAACCATGCCGAATACGGATTACAGGCTAAAAGATTGGGAAGAACCGGCAACGCTGATATTTGATGAACAGCCAGCCACTTCAGGTGATGAAGGTGATGTTACCATTACCTATACAACCGGATACAGTTCAGATATTCCACTTAGTATCAAGCAGGCTATATTGATGATGGTACGCACTCTTTACGATAACCGTGAAGATATGAACAGCCGGAATATTACAGAACTGCCATTGACCTCTAAAACGCTTTTAACACCATTCCGTTGCCATGAGTTTTGACAGGAGGATTAAAATATATAGCATAAGCTATACACAGGGAGCTAATGGAGAGCAAGTTCCTTCATTGGCTGCCAATCCTGTTGAAACGTGGGCTGAAAAGGTTTACAAGCGTGGTGGTGAGCAGCAGGAAGCAGGAATTAGAGCAGGGTTAACTGTGGAAACATTCCGTATAAGATTCCGTACAATCAACTTCACCAACAAGATTTATTGGGATGCCAAGTATTGGGATATAAAAAGCATTCAGGAAGATGGCAGAAGAAAATACATAATTCTGGAATGCGAAAATAAAGACAGCGAATGAACATAACCAAAATAGAAGGCTATAAGGAAGCCATGGAGCTTTTAAAGCAGTTGGATAAAAAGACTGCCGATAGAGTTGTCATGTCATTGCTTAGAAAAGCCTCCAGACCTATGATCAAAGCTGCAAGAAGAAATGTGAAGGATGTATCTGAAGAAACAGCCAAAACCATTTATGCACGCAAGATACGCAAAGCAAAGATGGTAGGTGTATCCATCAAGCCTACAACATGGTATGCACACTTCATTGAGTTTGGCACATCCGGAATTGTGGGTACCGGCAAAAAGGGATACAAAAGGGATTATGCAGATAATCCATTATTCGCCTGGGTTGCTAAAGTTCCTGAAGGAAAGAGATACCGCATGGATCAACCGGCAGAGCCATTCATGAGGCCTGCAATGGATTCACAGCGTGCAGCAACAAACCAGGCATTGATGAATGCCTTCAGAAAAGATTTGGTTGAAAAGACTATTGAAAAGTATAAAAAGAAAGCCTCAT